ACGCAATCTCACATTGTTCCAAAGGTAGAGGCTATTCAGGTTATCGGAGTTTCCGCATAATGTTAGTCAAGACTGAAACTGATGGATTCATGAAAGATACTTCTACTGGAGCTTTCATAAATACAGACGATGCATCTTATGCAAAGTTTGTAGCAGAGAGATCGAAAGCGAAGAATAGCAAAGAGCTATCGAATAGAATCAGTGCAGTCGAAGACGATCTCAAAGAAATTAAAACTCTACTCTTACAAGTAGTGAATGGAAGAAATTAATGTCAAGACCAGTAGCTAATGTTGATGTAATTACCGACTCGTTCGAGGTTTGGCTCCTCGAGACCAATGAACTTCTTCACGCGCTTTCGACAGAAATCATCACTGCAAATAGCACGTATGCAAACACGGGTAACACTGCGTTTCCAAGAACAGCTCAGCTATACGGAACATTCGGGGCTAATAATCTCGTCGTAACAAACTGGATGAAAGGCGGAAACGTCAACGGTTCGTTTGCGAATCTCATGATCAGTACGAACACTGTTCTGAGCAACGTGACATCGACCGAAATTCGTCTGGAAGTTGCCAATGGTTCTTCGAACACATTCATGTGGCAGTACGGTCTACATGCTGGTTTGACTGGTGCAAACCTTGTCGCTAACACAACGAAGCTGACGATTCAGTCGAACTCGACCACGAATACAACAGCAACTGCATTCGCAGTTGTTGCCGCGAATAGCACTAACACTGCTACGATGAATCCAATTAGCTTTAGCACTGGATTGTTTGTAGCGAACACGATTCAGATTACATTAGGTGCCAATGTCACTGCTAATGCCACGAATGGTGGTACGATCCAAGTCACAGGATCCGGAGCAGTAGGTAACAGTGTATCAAATAGCAGCGGCCTATATGTAGGCAATACTGTTACGAACAGTCAGATGACGAGTGTTCGATTCTTTGCCGCAGAAGGTAGCAATACCGTACTCGCAAACAATCAGATCATTAGCATTGCCAATACAACATCATCTGCAAATATTGATCCTATCAGTTTCAAGACAGGCATCTTTACAGCTAACACCATTCAAGTTTCACTTGGTGCCAATGTCACTGCGAATGCTACCAACGGCGGCACGATCCAAGTAACAGGAACTGGTACGGTCGGCAATACGGTTGCAAATAGTAGTGGCCTGCATGTAGGTAATACTTTAAACTCTTCACAAGTCACATCAGTTCGTTTCCTTGCATCTGAAGGTTCAAACACCACTCTTGCAAATACTCGAATCATTAGCATCGCTAACTCGAGTGCCACTGCAAACATCGAACCGAACGCATTTAAAACTGGCATCTTTACTGCCAATACTATTCAGATCTCGCTCGGCGCAAACGTCACGGCAAATGCTACCAATGGTGGTACAGTGCAAATCACTGGAACAGGTGCGATTGGTAACGTTGTAGCAAATAGTAGCGGAGTATTTGTAGGTAATACGCTTAACGCTTCTGAGTTAACATCGCTTCGATTCTTCACCGCAGAAGGTAGTAATACCGTTTTAGCGAATACTCGAATTGTTAGCATTGTCAACTCAACGTCGACATCTAACGTTACACCGACAGGATTCTTTGCAGGTATTGTTACTGCTAACCAAACAGTTGTTGCAGTCGGAGCGAATGTCGTTGCAAATGCTACTACGGTTCTTGTTGGGAATGCAACGTTTAATACGGCGATTGGTAATGGATCGATCACTGCATCTGCGAATCTTACCATTACGCCGACAAGCCATCTTGTTGTTGTAGGTGCTGCGACAGTCAGTTCGAACGTTGCTCTTGCAAATACGCTGACGGTTACAGGAAATACGAATCTTTCGAATACGCTCACTGTAACTGGAGCTACAACGCTTTCGAGTACTCTTGGAGTAACAGGAGCAACTGCTCTAGCGAATACGCTCGCAGTGACTGGTCCTGCTACACATGCAAACATCGTGACTTTCAAGACTGAGCACGTAGTTGATATCTTTGCAAACGGAAATCTTGGAGCTACGACTGGTTCAGATCTTCTTGTCTTCGAATATCCAAAGGCAGACTATAGCACTGCTAAACTTCTCATTCAATTGAAAAATGCTGGTAATACACAGATCTCTGAAGTACTACTTGCTCATGATAATTCGACTGCGCAGCTTACAACATATGGTACGGTTTCTTCACCTGTTGCAGCTAATTCCGGAGTCAGCTTACTTGGTACTTTCTCTGCGAACGTGGCTACTGCAAACGTAAGAGTATATGTCAATCAAACAAGATCTAGCACGGCTGCAAAAGTTGTTGCTCAATTCATTAAGTAAGGTAATATATGTCAGGCGCAAATAATAGATTTAAGGTTGATAACGGTCTAGTTGCTTCTGGCAACGCGATCTTCTATGATCGTGTCGACGTAGAAGCCAACGCGCACTTTAAAAACGACTTGTTTGTTGTATCTGGTAACCTTGTAGTAAATGGTTCTCTTGTATACGCCAACGTTACCATCGGTCAAGGCGGGGTTCTTCTGATTGCAGATCAGCAGCCACTCGGTAATACTTCAAACCGTTTCAATGCTTTCGTATTTAATACGACATCTTATGGAACACTACGACCAGATGCAAACGGTGGTGCACTTGGTACTACGACTGCTCGCTTTGATGTCTTTGCAAACAATATCACCGTTACAAATACGGTGAATTTCCCGAGTGGAGCAGGCGTTAACTCGTCGCTCTATACTGGTACAGCAAGCAATGCTAACACCGTATACAATATCTCGGCGAATGGTATCGTAGTCAGAACTGGTACAGGAACAGGTACTACGGTATCGATTGCTTCTACGAACGGCATTAGCGTAACAAACGGCAACGGCGTTTCTGGAAATCCTACGATTAGTTTTGTAGCGAATGCTGGTTTAACAGTAAACGCGGCAGGCGTATTTGTTGATGCATCTGCTATTACTGTCGGTACACTTCCTACATCTCGGGGCGGTACAGGCGGATCGATCAATAACCTTCTACCTACACAATCTGCTGGAACAACAGGTTTCGTCCTTGCATCAAGTGGAGCGACAGCTAACTTGGTGTGGACGCAACTTGCTGGACCTCAAGGTGCGCAAGGTGCAACTGGTGCTCAAGGTGCACAAGGATCTACCGGTTCTCAAGGACCAACTGGTGCTCAAGGCGCAGCTTCGACAGTTCCTGGTCCACAAGGCGCGCAAGGAATAACTGGTTCCCAGGGTCCACAGGGAACAACTGGTTCTCAAGGACCACAAGGACCTTCGGTTCAAGGACCGACGGGACCACAAGGTGCACAAGGAATTATCGGACCTCAGGGACCGCAAGGAACAACTGGTGCTCAAGGTGCTGCTTCAACCGTTGCCGGTCCTCAAGGCGCCCAAGGTTTGCAAGGTATCCAAGGACCACAGGGACCGCAAGGCCTTACAGGTGCACAAGGTGCAGCATCTTCAGTTGCTGGTCCTCAAGGTGCTCAAGGATTACAAGGCGCTCAAGGTGCAACTGGTCCTCAAGGATCTCCTGGAATAAACGGAGCACAAGGTGCAACTGGTGCTCAAGGCGCGGCAGGTTCAAGTATAACAGGTGCTCAAGGTGCAACCGGACCACAAGGTGCCCAAGGAAGTGCATCTGGTGCTGTCGCGCCTATTCTAAGACACGTCACCGCAGGATTTACAAGTGGCGGCCAAGTTTTTGTAACAGCGACTCAACCTACTGCTTCAGCGGCTGGTGATATCTGGATTGACACTGCAGGAACTACAGGATATACACAAAGTCTCTCGTCAAATGGATGGACTAAGTTGCCAAACGGAGCAATTATTCAGTGGGGAACAGTAACTGTTACTCCAAATACTACAGGATCTGGATCATTTCCAACATCGTTCACCGCGGTTGCCCGAGCTGTGATGAATGGCGTAGGAGATACAGGCGTATTTGGACAGGCTTCTAAAGGTGCAACCATTTTTAGTGTATCAACAACTGGTTTCAGTTGGTTTAACGGAGATGAAAGTTCTCATACCGGTTACTGGTTAGCAATGGGATATTAATAAAATGACAATTTACTACAGCCCAACAACAAAAGGTTTTTACGATACTGATTTTGGGTATCCGTCATTGCCGCAAGATATTGTTGAAATTACCGCAGAGCAACACCAGCAGTTTCTCCATGGTATGAATATGCAAAATAAAGAATTGGTTTTATCACAAGGAAATCTTGTTTTGCAAGATCGAGTCGTGGTAATTACTTGGGAACAAATTAGATCGAAAAGAAATAATCTTCTAGCTTTATCTGACTATACTCAAATGGCAGATTGGCCTGGAGATAAAACTGCTTGGGCTACATATCGTCAAACTTTAAGAGATCTTCCTCAGACTTATACAAATGCAGCAGACGTTGTTTGGCCATCTAAGCCAGGAGAATAATAAGTGCCGCTAACGTTCCTATCTGCTAAACCTGTTAAATATTGGAACGGCTCGTCGTGGGTCGGGAGCCAAGATTTTGCCGCCGTTAAAATGTGGAATGGATCTACGTGGCAATATGTAGGAATACGTCCGTATGCAGATGTAGCCTTAGTTACTTTTAGTCCCGTGGGCGGCACAATATCATCTCCGACTTTTGACACTGCCGAAGCGTATGGTTCCCAAGCAGGTTATACTATCACAGCTTCTTCAAGCGTAGTTTGGACTTATACTGGAGGAGATGGATTTAGTGGATACGCCAGTGTTGCAAGTGGAGGAAGTGCTTCATCAATTGAACTTGTAGCAGCTTATACAGGTGGTTTCAATGAACAAACGTTTAACGTATCAGCATCAAATGGTGCAGAAACTAAATATTGGGTGATAACTGTAACATCTTATAGTTTTGAATAAACATAGCGGAAGAATTAAATGGCACTGAAAGCAAATATCATTATCGATCAAGGCACTTCATTTGCTACGTCTATTGATGTGACTGATGAAAATGGTAACATCGTAAATCTTACAGGATTTACAGGTGCCGCTCAGATGCGTAAGCATTATACTTCGACCGCTCAAACCGCATTTACAGTTTCGATTACTGCTGTGACTGGCGTCGTCGCTCTTTCGATGTCGGCAAATACCACAAATGGCCTTACAGCCGGAAGATACGTATATGACTGTGAGTTGACTGATGGCAGCGGAACAGTTTCTCGTCTTGTTGAAGGTATCGTCACAGTTACACCAGGAGTTACAAGATAATGGCAGGTGCATCTCGTTTAGTCGCTACAATTACAAATAACAACGGCAGATTATCATCTGCTGGTCCTATTACTCTGAAAAATCAAATTCAAGAAATACGAAGTATTGAAAACATACTCGACGTCAGCGTCGTTGAAGCCGCCAATGGCGCTACATTAATCTACAATTCTCAAAATGATAAATATGAGGTGAGACAACTGTCATTCGCGGATCTAGCAGTAGATCTCGACGGCGGATCATTTTAACCTAAAAGGAATAGCCAAATGGCAGACAATTTAATTCAAATTAAAAGGTCGTTAACGACAGCTGATGCGCCAACATTAGCTAACGGTGAATTAGCGTTTACAGCAAATGGCGATCACTTATTTATTGGTTCGAATGGTGCTTCGATCACCATTGCCGGTAAATTTAATCCTGGTATACTGACCGCCAACCAAGCACTCGTTGCGAATGGTACCTCTGGTATCGACAAGATTATTGTTGCTAACGCTGTTGTGACAACAGTTACAGCCAATGGTTCGACGGGTACCAACGGACAAGTACTGAGTTCAAATGGAACAGCCGCTTATTGGGAAACTCCTACTTCTGGCGTATCTGGTTCAAATACACAAGTTCAATTTAATAATTCTGGCGCATTAGCCGGAGACGCAGACTTTACGTTTGATAATACCAATAATAAACTGTCTGTTGCCGGCGGCGTTCTTGCTGGCTCTGGCGGTAACTTCGTCGTTGGTTCTAATTCTTTTGTTGCGAATGCCACCGGTGTATTCTCTACAGGCACCGTGAACGCAGCGATTGTGAGTGTTGGTACGGCGTTCGTAGCAAATGCCACACAGATCAATATTGGAACTAACGTTGCTCTTAATGCAAATGGCACAAATGGTACTGCAGGACAAGTTCTTGCATCGAACGGAACAGCTGTATACTGGGTAACACCTCAAGATGGTGATATTACATCAGTCGTAGCCGGTTCTGGTCTTACTGGTGGCGGTACATCTGGCGAGGTAACTCTTGATGTTGGTGCTGGTAACGGTATCAGCGTCTCTGCAGACGCGATTGCTGTAGTTGCAAATAGCGGTCTTGCTTCAAATACCTCAGGCGTACACGTTATTGCAAATAACGGTCTATCTGCAAACGCAACAGGCGTTTTTGTTGTTGCCGGAGCTGGTATTGCTTCGAACGCAACAGGTGTGCATGTCGTATCTGGTAACGGTACGATTGTTTCGAATACCTCGGGCGTTTATGTCAATGCTGCTGCACTTTCAATTGCCACATCGCAACTTTCAGGCGACGTTGCTCTTGGTTCGGGTACATCAGGCGACTATGTTGCTACTATCACAGCTGGTAACGGTATTTCTGGATCCTCATCTGGTGAAGGTGGTGCAGCCACGATTGCTGTTGTAGCAAACAACGGTATTGTATCGAATACTTCAGGCGTCTTTGCCAAAGCTGCTAACGGTATTTCTGTTGATGGCGCTGGTATCAACGTTGTTGGCGGTGATGGTCTTACAGCTAACGCGACTGGAGTTCATGTTGGTGCTGCTAACGGTATTAATGTCACTGCAGATGCAGTTGGCCTTACCACTGGTTCAACACTCACGGTCAACTCTGCTGGACTCCATGTTAATACTGCACTCTCGATTACAGATCTTTCTCTTTCCGGAAATCTGACTGTTCTCGGTACGCTTTCGACAATCGATACTACCAACCTGACAGTCCAAGATTCGCTGATCGAGCTTGCAAACGGAAACGCAACAACCGACATTCTTGATATCGGTCTTTATGGTCAATACGGTGCCACTGGAGCTAAATATACCGGTCTTTTCCGTGATGCTACAGATGGCGTTTATAAGCTCTTTGCTGGTTCTCAAACAGAACCTACAACAACTGTAGACACTGCAGCAGCCGGTTATACTACTGCTACATTACAAGCATTCCTAAACTCTGGTGGTTTGGTTTCGAACGCGACTAACGTTACTCTTACTGCGAACTCGACACTCGCGGTTGGTATCACAGCGAATACATTGAGTCTTTCGACTGCACTGCCTGGAACAAGCGGTGGTACTGGACTCGCGACTGTTACTGCAGAAGACATTTTAGTTGCTAACTCTTCGAACGGTTTTAGAAAATTAGCTGTTGGCTCTACTGGATTCGTGCTTCAGTCTAACGGTACAGCAGTTGTATACGCAACCCTCGACGGCGGGACATTCTAATTTATGGAAGCTGAATTTGTAAATGAGTACATCAATCGATTACTCGCGAGTGTACATGATCTTACAAGTAAGAACATCATGCTAGAAACAAGACTGGTCATGGCCGATAAAACCATGACCAGTCTTCAAGCAAAAATTGTTGATCTTGAAAAGCTTGGAAATAAAAATAAAAAAGCTGAAGATACTTCTGTATAAATAGAATATTAGGGGTTACATAACCGCTTCGTTGCTCTATATAGAGGTTGAGAATGGCAAATAAATTTCAATTTAAGCGCACGACAATTTCTGGTCGTACAGCTAATACTACTGACGTAGCAAATTCCGGCTTTATTGATAACGGTGAATTTGCAGTCAACCTAACTGACCGTAAAGTCTTCTCTTCAGATGCTGCGAATGCCATCTTTGAAGTTGGTTCAAATCTCTCTTCTCTCGCTGTCACTACGATCGTAGCCAACGGATCTTCTGGATCCAACGGCCAAGTTCTTTCATCGAATGGAACAGGAGTTTATTGGGGCTCAGGCGGTACGGCAAATGCTGCTACCATGAATACCTATACGTTTACTGTCACATCGAATACCACGGTGTTTACAGGATTAGACGACACATCAAACACATTCGTATATACTTTAGGGCTTGAAAGCGTCTTCATTAATGGTTCGCGTCAGATTGCGGCCGTTGACTATAACACGACAAATACCACGGTCTTAACGCTTACATCGAATGCGATTGCTGGTGATATTGTTCAAGTTACAACTTTAAATGGTGCTTCACTTACTCTCGGATCTCAAGGCGCTCAAGGTGCTCAAGGTGCAACCGGTGCACAAGGTGCTCAAGGCACAACGGGTGCTCAAGGCGCTCAAGGTGTTGCTGGCGCTCAAGGTGTTCAAGGCGCAACTGGCGCAACTGGTGCTCAAGGCACAACGGGTGATCAAGGTGCTCAAGGTGTTGCTGGCGCTCAAGGTGTTCAAGGCGCAACTGGCGCAACTGGTGCTCAAGGTGTTGCCGGCGCTCAAGGTGTTCAAGGCGCAACTGGCGCAACTGGTGCTCAAGGTGTTGCTGGACCTCAAGGTGTTACTGGTGCTCAAGGCGCTCAAGGTGCTCAAGGTGCCACCGGTGGAGGTGTAACCTCAGTCGCCACGGCTAATGGACTTTCTGGTGGAACGATTACAACTAGTGGTACAATTGGAGTAACTGCTGGGCCAACACTTACGGTCAATACGACTGGTATTCATGTGAATTCCACATTATCAATCGCCGATCTTACACTCTCGGGTAACCTGACAGTTTCCGGTACAAGAACTTACGTGAACACCACAACACTCGACGTTGGTGATAATATTGTTACGCTGAATGCAGATCTTGGAGCTAATCCTCCTACTGAGAATGCTGGCTTCGAGATCATGCGCGGGACGTCTGCCAACGTTCAGTTCGTCTGGGATGAAACAAATGATCGCTGGTCTACAAACAGTCAACCACTTGCTGTTTCGTCTCTTGTAGCCGCAGGTGCTGCATCTGGAATTACCACCCTTGCTGCCGGTAATACTACGATCACTGGTTTTGCCAACGTAACCTCGACGCTACAAGTAGCTGGTATTACTACTCTTAATGCCAACGTTGCAATGGCAAATAATGTGTTAAGTAATCCTAAGCTTGCTTCATACAAAGAAGCAGTTGTTGCCAATACTATAACAACAACTACTCACACTGTAGATTTATCACTATCCAACGTATTCGATTTGACATTGGCCAACGCGTCTATTACAATTACATTTTCAAATCCTCCTGCATCGGGCAATGCATACAGTTTCACACTTCATTGTAAACAAGACGCCACGGGATCGAGAATAATCACGTGGCCGGCTTCTGTTAAATATCCGAATGCTTCGACACCGACGATGTCAACTGGTGCAAATAAAATCGATGTCTTCAGTTTCTTTACCCTCGACGGAGGTACAACATATCTCGGTGCCTTATCTCTTGCAAATACAGGTTAATAAGAAGGTTATACGATGCCATTAAATGTATTTAGAGCTTCAGGTAAGGCTGCTCCAGCCACACAAGTATTCAATGCCCCCGCAACATTCGTCGTTCCTGCAGGCGTATATTCTATAGATATATCTGGTCGTGGCGGCAATGGAAACGCTGGTAATGCAGGCAATCCTGGTACTGCTGGCAATGCTGGTAATCCTGGAAATAATGGGGCCGCAGGAACTGGTGGTGCTGGTGGTACAGCTGGGACATCTGGCAATCCTGGCGCATCAGGAAATGCTGGCACAAACGGGGCCGGCGGAGCTGGCGGTGCTGGTGGTACAGCTGGAACATCTGGAAATCCCGGCGCATCAGGAAATGCTGGCACAAACGGTGCTGGCGGCCCAGGAGGAGCCGGAGGTGCTGCAGGGAATGCTGGGAATCCAGGTGCCACTGGCAATGCAGGTACGAATGGTGCTGGCGGAGCTGGCGGTGCTGGTGGTACTGCTGGAAATGCTGGAGCGACAGGAAACTCCGGCAATCCCGGTACTAATGGTGCCGGTGGTGCAGGCGGTGCTGCTGGTAATGCTGGGAATCCAGGTGCCACTGGCAATGCTGGTAACCCAGGAACAAATGGCGCCGGCGGTGCTGGCGGTGCTGCTGGTAATGCTGGGAATCCAGGTGCCACAGGAAACTCTGGTAATCCTGGTACCAATGGTGCCGGCGGTGCTGGCGGTGCAAGAGGAAATGCTGGGAATCCAGGTGCCACAGGAAACTCTGGAAATCCAGGAAATAATGGTGCCGGCGGTGCTGGTGGCACTGGCGGTAGCGCAGGTACGGGAGGAGGCGGCGGACAAGGTTCAGCCCGACCTTGCGGTGGCGGAGCCGGTAGCGGTGGTAGTCCGGGCGGTGGCTGCGGTTGTTTTGGCACCCCATTTGCGCCTTGTTCTGCCCCCGGCGGCGCCGGAGGCTCTCCTGGCGGAGGAAATGGTGGCTTTGGTGGAAGCGCAAATCTTGGGGGGTGCGTTTGCGGCGGCGGCGGTGGCGGCGGCGGAGGCGGCGGTAGCGGAGTGACTGGTAATTCAGGGAGTGCAGGTGGTGCGGGTGCCAATGGAAGTGCTGGAAATACTGGAGCCGCAGGATCAGGGGCAACTGCTGGAGCAGCAGGAAGTCCCGGTGGAGCTGGGGCCAATGGAAATGCTGGAAATACTGGAGCAGCAGGAACTGGAGCAAACGCTGGAGCAGCAGGAAGTCCTGGTGGAGCTGGTGCCAATGGTAATGCCGGCACAACAGGGGCGGCTGGAACTGGAGCAAACGCCGGAGCAGCAGGAAGTCCTGGCGGTGCCGGTGCTAATGGTAATGCCGGCACAACAGGGGCCGCAGGTACAGGGGCAACTGCTGGAGCAGCAGGAAATCCAGGTAATGCAGGCGCAGCAGGAAATACTGGAGCAAATGGTAATGCAGGAACAGGGGCAACCGCTGGATCTACTGGCAATCCAGGTAATGCCGGCGCAGCAGGAAATCCAGGTGCAAATGGTAATGCCGGCACTGGAGCTAATCCAGGGGCAGCAGGGAGCCCTGGAAATGCCGGAGCAGCAGGAAATACTGGAGCAAATGGTAATGCTGGCACTGGAGCTAATCCAGGAGCAGCAGGAAATCCAGGCGGTGCCGGAGCTGCTGGTAATGCTGGGACTGGCGCAGCAAACGGAAATCCGGGATCAAGTGGAAACCCAGGCAACGTTTCAACGTTTGGTTCCTTAGCTAATTTTCCAGGTGGAACCGGTGGTACTGGTGGGGCTGGAGGAAATGCTACAAACGGAGCAGCTGGCTCGGCCGGAACTTCTGGAAATCCAGGTGGATCAGGCAATCCCGGAAATAATGGGGCTGCAGGAACTGGCGGTGCTGGTGGTACAGCTGGGACATCTGGTGGTATTGGAGGAACAGGCAATCCCGGTAACAATGGAGCTGCTGGTACAGGCGGCGCCGGAGGATCGGCCGGTACTTCCGGAGGTATTGGAGGAACAGGCAATCCCGGTAATAATGGAGCTGCAGGAACTGGTGGTGCTGGTGGTACAGCTGGGACATCTGGTGGTATTGGAGGAACAGGCAATCCTGGCACCAATGGGGCTGGTGGTGCAGGAGGAGCTGGTGGTAATGCTGGTAATCCAGGAGCCACTGGTAATGCCGGCAATCCAGGAAATAACGGTGCTGGTGGTGCAGGCGGTGCTGCTGGTAATGCTGGTAATCCAGGAGCCACTGGCAATGCTGGTAATCCAGGAAATAACGGTGCTGGTGGTGCAGGCGGTGCAAGAGGAAATGCTGGGAATCCAGGAGCCACTGGCAATGCTGGTAACCCAGGAACAAATGGCGCCGGTGGTGCAGGAGGAGCTGGTGGTACGGCGGGTAACTCCGGATCTCCTGGCAACGCTGGTGTAGGCGGAGGCGGCGGAGGCGGCGGAGGCGGAGGCGGAGCATCGGGTTGGACTTTAAAGCAAGGTGGTAGCGGCGCCGGCAATGCTGGTACCGCGGGTAATTCAGGCAACATAAGTGGTGCTACTAACGGCAACGGCGGCGCAGGCGGCAATGGAGGACTTCTTTCGGGCGCTGCCGGTGGTTCAGGTAATGCAGGAACACCAGGCAGCGCAGGAAATACAGGAGCCGCAGGAACTGGAGCAAACGCTGGAGCAGCAGGAAGTCCTGGTAATGCAGGCGCCAATGGAAGTGCTGGAAATACTGGGGCCGCAGGAACTGGAGCAAACGCTGGAGCAGCAGGAAGTCCTGGTAATGCCGGCGCTGCAGGAAGCGCTGGTACAACAGGAGCGGCAGGAACTGGAGCAAATCCAGGAGCAGCAGGAAGTCCAGGCGGTGCAGGAGCCAACGGAAATGCTGGTACAACAGGAGCGGCAGGAACTGGAGCAAATCCAGGAGCAGCAGGAAGTCCTGGTAATGCCGGCGCTGCAGGAAATGCCGGAGCGACTGGCAATGCAGGAACTGGAGCTACAAATGGTGCAGCTGGAAATCCAGGAGGTGCAGGAGCAGCAGGAAATGCTGGAGCGACTGGCAATGCAGGAACTGGAGCTACAAATGGTGCGGCTGGAAACCCAGGCGGTGCCGGAGCTGCTGGTAATGCTGGCACAACAGGAGCAGCTGGAACTGGAGCTACAAATGGTGCGGCTGGAAATCCAGGAGGCGCAGGAGCAGCAGGAAATACTGGCACAGCAGGTAGTGCTGGAACTGGAGCGACCGCCGGAACAGCCGGCACATCAAATCCTGGAGCATCAGGAAACGCTGGTAATATTGGTACTACGACAAATTCAGTATCAGTAAAAGTATACCCATATCAAATAGTTTCTATAAATATTGGAACAGGCAGCGCTAATGGTACGATGAGTGTAACATTTTAGCACAAATAACAAAAAGGAAACAATACATGCTAGTAGGAATTAAAGACGTTTATCTTTATACTGGTTTGACTACGACAGGTGGCAACGACTCTGCTGCAGCCTATCAGTGGCTACAGGATAATAACATTGAGTTTACTCATTTATCATACAACGATAGTAGTCAATACGAATCTGTATTCAATGCTCTAAATACATGGGATATTGGAGAATTTACTGATTTTCCATTTGTCATCTACGATGAAAAACATGACGATTTTACCGCAGTCAAACAAGCATTGATTGGCTTAGATGCCATCACAGAGAGCAACTTAGTCGAACTAGCAGCCCTGTAATTTACATATATATAATAGAGTCATTCATTTGGAACATGTTAACATACAAAGAATGGCATTGGTAATGCGTTGCTATGACAAACTTCCACCACATCTCAGAATATGGATCTCAAGCTTACATTTTAGTTTGCATGATGATCATATTCTGAGAGGTGCGAGCGACGTCGAGCAATGTAAAAAATTTATTGAATCTGGTGGAATACACTATGAAAAACCTGGAAATGGACAAAATTGATGTTTTCGTTTTTTGAAAAGAATGAGCCTAAACTAGAATTTCTTTGCTATGATGATGATTTAGGAAATATACCAGAACCTTATCCTGCCCGCAAACTGATACCAGAATGGTATAAAGCTTTGCCAATGAAGAAGGATGTAGGCTTTGATCAATCTACTCTCAAAAGATGCCCACCTTTTCTTGATGCGATGATCACGGGTTGGATTATTCCACTCGTTGCTGATGTTGAAATCACTTCGAATGAAGATTGTTCGTTCATTGAATACAACAGCAAATATCCGAGAGCAATGATCGAGAATCATTTACAGTGGCAAGTAACATCTGACAAATGCCCCGCTCCACATTTACCAAAACCTCCAATTAAATTCATGAACTGGTGGGCAATCAACTGCCCGAAAGGATACTCACTGTTGTTTGTTCCACCATTAAATAGACCTGATCCAAGATTTACTTGTTTTTCGGGTATGGTAGACTGCGATGGTTATTTTGAGTTTATTAACTTTCCATTTGTTTGGAACGAACCCAATTTTAAAGGTATTCTACCTGCTGGTACACCGTTAATGCAGGTTATTCCAATTAAAAGAGATACTTTGTTTTCGAAAAATGTATGTAGAGCATTCAATGAAACTGAACTGAAAGCACTCAAAGGTACACGTAGAAAGCTTCAAAGTCATGAATCCCATTATCGAGATAATATTTGGGAGCGTAAATAATGGCAGTATATCAAATAGCTCCTTCTCCATCGTTAGGTATACCAGAAATTTCTTTTGCATCATGGCGTGATGGTTTTACTGAAGAAGAGATCGATAAAATAGTTAGTATTGGTGATAGTCTCACGATCAAATCTGCTAGTGTTGGACCTGATAGTAAAGTTGAAGAAGCAGTTAGATCATCTAAAATAGGTTGGATAAATCTTACGCCCGAGACTAATTTTATATATGATAGAATTGCTTTCATAGCAAGACAACTGAACGGTGAATTCTTCAATCTAGATATATGGGGATTTGTAGAGGACTTTCAGTATACTATATACGATGGAAAAGACGATCATTATACGTGGCATCTTGACAGAGGTGGAAATGCAACGAATGCGCCTCGCAAATTATCTCTTGTAATACAATTATCTGATCCTTCTGAATACGAGGGGGGAGATCTTGAGATATTTGATGCACCCGTGCCGACTCAAGTCACAAAACAAAAAGGTTTAGTAGTTGCATTCCCGTCCTTTATTTTACACAGAGTAACTCCTGTGACAAAAGGCATTCGTAAAACTCTAGTAGTATGGTTAGCTGGTCCTCAATTTAAGTGAGATAATATGACAAGAGAATGTGGAAGTTGCACGAAGTGCTGCGGTTGGTTAACTGGAGAAGCTCTTGGCCATCAATTTTGGCCAGGAAGGAAATGTCATTTTGTAACTACAAAAGGATGTTCGATACATGAACAACGACCTGAGAATCCGTGCAAATCGTTTAGCTGTGTATGGTTAGGAAATGAAAAGTTTCCACTCGGTCTTGATACTATTCCGATGTGGATGAAACCAGACGAATCAAACGTAATTATGGTTTGGAGACAACACGAAAATCCTGATCTTAGCTTTTTACAACTGCTTGAAGCAGGCGCTCCGCTAACAGCCGAAATACTTAGTTGGGCTATTCAGTATGGTTTGAACAACGGTTTAAATATATTTTATCAAGTCAACAGTGGTTGGAATAAGATTGGAAACCGACTGTTTTTAGATACAGTGATAGAGGCTGATCTTTCCCAATATACATAACATAAGGATTTTATTATGACAGACATACTTGATCAGTGGCAGTATTTTAGCTCACCTATCTATAGTATTATGAAGCCAGAACTTCTTGATTTCTCAAGAGCAGCATCAAATGCGGCGTTAAGGGCCGCGCGCAAAATAACAAAAATAAACGATGTATATCCAGTCGTGCAAGCAGATGTGTCTAACGAAGAAGATCTTCTTCCACTGATACAGTACACATTAAACACAGCATGGAATCTTTTGAGCGATCAAGGATACAACATGAATGGACTTTCGACTTATCTTACCGAATGTTGGAGTCAAGAACACCATAAGTATTCATCAATGGAGTATCATAATCACAGCGACTGTCAGTTAGTTGCTTTTTATTTTTTAGAGTGCCCGAAAGATCCTCCGCGAATGGTGATTCATGATCCGCGACCAATGAAACTTATGTTACCACTATACGAACATAATTCTTCTAACATTACCACAGCAACATCGTCTATTAATTTTACGCCAGTTCCTGGTCAACTAATGTTTGCAAATTCCTGGCTACCGCATAGCTTTACTCGTAACACATCAACCAAACCTTTCAAATTTATTCACATGAACATTGGTACACGTCCGTACATTGAACCTATAGTATATGATGCAACAGCAGAAATAATCTAATATGTCTGAGTTTATGATAAGATTCAATCAATCAAGAGGACAACCTAATCGCGGGACAGAAGATCATGTCTGGCGCGTTTTCGAAGATGGTAAAGAATATCTATGTAAAAATGTTATCATTAATGTTCCAAGCCGTGGGGCAAAGACAGGTCAAGATTGGAATATCTGTTGCGAAGGTACTATGAGCATATGTAAAGACACCTCTACAATTACTATTAACTAAATTATTATCGGTGAAATTATGAACTTAGAATTTTCAGAAATAAAACTTTATAACCCAGGAGTTCTTAAAACAAGAATTCCAGTTTCTATTTTTGCTGAGTTGACTTGTGACTTGCAAAAGCAAGTTGATAATAATCCGGAAAAATACAATACTAATTTAGCTGGGCAATTAGAAACAGAATTTCAGTATGTTATTAACGGGCAGTTTAGAGAATGCATAGAGCAAACGTTTCTTGAATATAGAAGAAAATTTAATTTTTATGAAAATCATAATTATGTCATTGATAATGATGCTTGGGTAAATTTTCAGAAGAAACACGAATATAATCCAATACATTTTCACCACAAAGCTATTTCATGGGTGATATGGATTGCAATTCCTTATGATTTAGAAGAGGAATTAAATATGCCAAATGTAAGAGAATCAAACTATAAAGTTGCATCAAAGTTTGAATTCATTTATAACTCATTAGACGGTGGAATTAGTACGACTCAATTAGATATTGATAAGACATGGGAAGGTTCTCTTATTATGTTTCCAAATTATCTTAAGCATCAGGTATATCCGTTTCAAACTTCAGACGAACATCGTATTTCTATTTCTGGTAATATAGACATTAGAAATTAATTGGGCGAAGTGGAGTTAAGACTACAATTGTCCCAGAAATTGATGAGTATGCTCTTGCGAGAGCCGCTTTTGATTTCATTGACCCAATGGTAGTATCGACTGCCTTCGAAGTATAAGACCGCACCTTCGGTAGGTTGAAAAGACTCGTGTGTATATTTTAACAATTCTTCTTTTAAAACTTCCGGAGGGCTCAGTTCTTTTTCATAGTCTAACCAACTTCTTTCAGAAATACAAAATTCTCCGCCTTCAAGATCGATTGCTTCTAAGTAACACGATATGGTAATTGGAGACATTAATTCTTCTGGTTTCAACTTTTCTCCAGCCTCAATTCTGTGCCGAAGCTTTTCATTAAAATCTACATGAGGCCACAAATCTCCAGAAGATTTATACGCCTGATACCAATATTCAATATGAGTTTTGTTACAATTAAACTGTTCTCTGTCGAGAAATTCAAGCACAGCTTCATCTGTTTTATTTGTAGGCGCATTACGATCAAAGTAATGCATGTTCGTATGCCTATTTAAACCTTCAAGAAAAGTTAAGCGAATATCTTCATCGAGAGTAGATCTACGAATAATCCTCGAGTTTCCATGGTACATTTTCAAATCTTTCAAAAACATATTTAGCAGCCTCTTTATTCTTTAAAGATTTACCAAAAGCCTTGACGAAACTGTTTGGCATTTTCTTATAGGAAGAAGCTCCTGCTTTATTATCACATTCTGCTGGATGTCGAGAAATTTCTAACTCGTCACATATCTGATTGATATTGGTTTGAGTAAAAAAATCCTCATAAAAGAAGTAGAGCGGATTTGCGAACACACTGTCCAAAGCTTCGATAGTTTCTTTATATTTACATGATATGAAATTGCTCATGACAAATCGTGAAGCTAACGACCGATTTGGAATTTTACCTCCTCCAATCATATTCCAAGAAGACCAACTCCTCTGAATAGGATCTCTCATAATATAAACTGGTACTACTTCGATATCGTATTTTAGTAAACCGTTTTTAATAAGTCGAAAGATGTTCTCACTCGAGCCTTCATAATGTGTGAAGTCGCCTGTGACTTGATTTATATTTGAAACAGCCCGAAAAAAAGACTCTATGTCTTTTCTATATTCGCTTACATCTTCTAAGACAGGAACTAAATCGTCTCTCTGAATAATATTCAGTTCTTTTCCCATATCATAGAAATCTGGGTGTTCTTTAAAATACTCATATA